TGGGGCCAATCTAATGCCTAAGATCGACAAGTCCAAGATGAAATGCAATAAGCCCAAGCGTCAGGTGTCTGGCGGCAAGAAGTTTGTTGTAAAGGCATGTGATAAAGGGAAAGAAAAGATTATTCGATTCGGGGACGCTAATATGACTATTAAGAAGTCAAACCCCAAACGAAGGAAATCATTTCGTGCAAGACACGGCTGTGATACTAGACGTTTAGATAAACTAACGGCCCGTTATTGGTCGTGTAAAATGTGGTAAGACAATGGATAAAAATGTTCAACTTTTGCTTTGGGGGGCTGCGATAACTCTTTGCACGGGAGGTATAGCATGGATGATTTCTACGCTGATTTCGGTGGATAAGCGGACAGAAGTCATGCATGTAAAGTTAGATCATTTGGTCCAATCCGTTGAACAATTGACAGAAAGGCAGGCAAGTTATGATAGGGCGTGGTCAAATGCCTTTCCAAATATCAAAGTCTCCAGAGAGGAAAACTAAAATGGCTAAATCAGGTTTGTGGACAAATATTCATAATAAAAGAAAAAGAATCGAAGAAGGGTCCGGCGAACGTATGCGCAAGAAGGGCGAAAAAGGTGCGCCTACCGAGGAAGCTATAAAGCGTTCGCAAGGAAAAGCCAAAGGTGGTATGGTACGATATAAGAACGGCGGCTGCGTTATGGCTGGTCGTGGCGGCAAGTATAAAGGTATGAAGTGATGGCTGAACGTAAAAAGATTAAACTAAAGAAAACTCGCGGTGGTGCGCAGCAATACGAACGCTCTAAAGGTGATTTTGGTCGCCATTCTGATAATTTGTTTCATAAACTTATGGCAAATCCTTTAGGCGACCCTGATATTTTGGAAAAAAAGGCCAGATTAAGGGCTGGCGAGTATGGTGCTAGTAAGTATGACGATGATGCTGAACTTGAAGAAATGCTTATGGGCTTTGCTGAAAGAAAAGCCAAAGAAAGAAGAAATAGGCCAGTAGAGAAGGCCAAAGGTGGTATGGTCAAAAAGGGATACAAAAACGGCGGTTGCGTGATGGCTGGACGTGGTGTCCGAGACACAAAAATGGTGTAAGTAAATGGCAACTTCAGGTTCTAGGGACTTTAACATGGATGTCGGTGAGATCATCGAGGAGGCGTATGAACGCTGCGGCCTCGAAGTTCGCACTGGTTATGATGCGAAAACTGCGCGACGGTCACTGAACCTGATGTTTGCAGACTGGGCAAACCGTGGCGTAAACTTGTGGACGGTTCAACAAGGTACCGCCACGCTTGTTCAGGGCACAGCGACGGTTACATTAACAGCGGATGTGGTCGATGTTTTGGAAATGGTTTTGCGCAGGGATGGCACGGATTACGAGATTGAGCGGATTAGTCGTGGCGAGTATATAACCTTGCCGGATAAAACCACTCAAGGTAGACCAAGCCAGTTCTGGTTTAACAAGCAGATTGATCCCATAATTAATTTGTGGGCTGTGCCGGAAAATTCCACCGATCAAATTGTGTATTATTACGTGCAGCGAATTGAAGATGCGGACGCTTTGGTAAATACAACTGACATGCCGTTTCGGTTTTATCCATGTATGGTTGCTGGTCTGGCGTATTATCTTGCGATGAAACGAGCCCCGCAACTTGTTCAGCTTTTAAAAACTGTTTACGAGGAGGAGTTCCAACGTGCAGCGGACGAAGATGAAGATCGAGTTCCTTTAAAGCTACAGCCTAGTATTCAGTACTTGAGGGTATAATGGCATATGCTTCTGGGAAACATGCTTGGGGTATATCTGACAGATCGGGAAGACGGTATCGTCTAAACGAGATGAAGACGGAATGGACGGGTGCCAAAGTCGGACCCGACGAGTTTGAGCCTAAACATCCGCAGCTTTATCCCCCTAAAGCTTCCCCTGATCCACAGGCGCTTCGAGATCCACGTCCGGAGCAAGGTTTAGCAACGCAAAGAGATATACAATACGGATTTGATCCTGTAGGATTTCATGAAATTCCCGGGATTACTCCGGCAAACAGATTGGTTGGGACTGGTGCTGTAGGCACGGTTACGGTGGTGACAACATGAGCTTTACGTATGCGCAGCTTAAAACAGCTATTCAGGATTTTACAGAAAACACTGAAACAACGTTTGTTAATAATTTGCCGATTTTTATCCGCACGGCGGAAGAGCGAATTTTAAAAAGTGTTCAATTAGATTTGTTTCGAAAAAACGTAACTGGGAATATGACAAGCGGGAATAAATATTTAGCTCAACCTTCTGATTATTTAGCGCCGTTTTCTTTGAGTTATCTTAGCGACAGTGCACATGAATTTGTGGAATTTAAAGACGTAAGTTTTATTCAAACTTATACGCCAAACCCAGCAACTACAGGATTGCCGAAATATTATGCGGTGTTTGACAATACAAACTTTATTTTAGCTCCGACCCCTAATGCGGACCTCACTGTTGAAGTGCATTATTTTTATCGCCCAACTAGCATTACAGCGGGAGCGGAAAGTGGAACAACGTGGTTAAGTGAAAACGCAGAGTTAACGTTGTTGTATGGTTCTTTGGTGGAGGCGTATGTCTTTATGAAAGGGGAGCAAGACGTTATGGCGATGTATGATAAACGTTATCAAGAAAGCTTAATGGGCTTAAAAATGCTCGGGGAATCCAAAGAGACAACTCAAGAGTATCGGGTTGGTAAGGTTATAAGGCCGAAACAATAATGTTTGATGCTAGAGTAGACATATCCGAAGCGCCTATTGTGAACGTAATCACGACAGAAAACCGTGGTCAAACTCCGGAGGAGGTTGCGGCAAGATGCGTAGAAAGGATTGTGCAGGTTTCTGAAACTGCGCATCCAGTTTTGAGAGATCAAGCAATTGCCTATCGTGACGCCGTACAACAAGTGGTGACGTTTTACATGAAAGAGGCTATAAAAAGTGACAGAACTACGGTATATAATGCAATCAAGGATGCTGGGCAACTCAGTCTGGCAGAAGCCATAAGGAGACTTTAGCATGGCAATTACACAGGCAATGTGTACTTCTTTCAAGAAAGAGCTTCTGTTAGGAGTACATAGGTTTGGAACGAATGCAGCCGACACAATGAAGTTGGCTTTGTATACAAGCTCCGCAACACTAGATGCGACAACAACAGCATACTCAGCCACAAATGAAGTGTCTGGCACGGGATATAGTGGTGGTGGAGGAAGTTTGACTGGGGTGGCTCCGACAACAAGTTCGACCACAGCGTTTACAGATTTTGCAGATCTGACGTTCTCAAGCTCAACGATTACCGCAAGGGGCGCATTAATCTACAACAGTACACCAAGTGCTAATGATGAGTCTGGCTCTGCACTTACAAATCCGTCTGTTGTTGTTTTAAACTTTGGTTCTGACAAGACATCTTCAAACGGTGACTTTACAATTCAATTTCCAACAGCGGATGCGTCTAGTGCTATTATAAGGATCGCGTAACAATGGCAGTGCTTGTAAACAGGGCAAAGATGTCCACGGCAACAACAGGCACTGGGACTATTACATTGGGCAGTGCGGTTTCTGGGTTTCAGACTTTTGCTGATGCGGGTGTTACTGACGGGCAGACGGTTCGTTATGTAATTGAAGATGGTGCAAATTTTGAGATTGGTAACGGCACATACGGTGCGTCAGGCACGACACTAAGCAGGTCCGTTCTTGAAAGCTCAAACTCAGACGCGGCGATAAACCTGTCTGGGAATGCTTTTGTTTTCATTGGCGCGATAGCTAGAGACATTACTTCAGATGTGGCAATAACGGGTGGTAGTGTGACGGGCATTACGGATCTTGCTATTGCTGATGGTGGAACGGGCGCTTCGACTGCGGATGCGGCGAGGACTAACTTAGGGACAACGGACGAGGCCACGGCTCTCGCCATTGCATTGGGCTGATCTATGGCAAACACATTTAAAGTTGTAACAAAAGCGGGAGTAACGACCCTAGATGATATTTACACGGTTGCGGGATCCACAACGACAGTGGTTCTTGGTTTGGTTCTTGGCAACACAACATCTAGTCAGGTTACGGCTACGGTGACGCTTTCTAGTGATACAGCAAACAGGGCTGGTAACAATGACGAAGCGAATCAGGATGTTGAGATTGTGACGGATGCGCCGATACCTCAAGGGTCATCTCTTTCTGTGCTTGATGGTAAGGTTGTTATGGAAACTACGGATATTTTGAAGGTATCTGCTTCGGGTGCCACGGATGTTATTCTCAGCATCATGGAGCAAACCTAATGAGTAACCAATCAGAACTTGCTCAATTAGCTGGTGTTTTTTCTGGGTCTGCCTTGTCGAACAGGAATGTTATTATTAATGGTGCCATGATTGTGGACCAACGCAATGGTGGTGCCGCTTATACGCTGTCTGGTTCAGCTGCATTTAGTGCAGATCGATTTAAAGTTTGGGGTAACGTTTCAAGTGGCTCTACTGTTCAAGTAGTTTCTGATGCCCCCTCTGGTTTTACAAAGTCTATCAAGCTGACCGTTGGAACTGGGGCGACTCCCGCAAGTACAGAATATGGTCGTGTTTTTAGCGCCATAGAAGGTTACAATTGGGCGCAAATGCGTTGGGGGTTTTCTGATGCAAAAGATGTAACACTTTCCTTTTGGGTAAAAAGCTCGGTTACAGGAACTTTTGGCGTTGGGTTCACGTCAGGACTAGATTATTATTATGTATCTTCGTATACGGTCAATTCCGCAAGTACGTGGGAGTATAAAACGGTTACTGTGTCTGGCCTCACTAGTGGCGGAACAACTCAATTTCCTATAAACAACACTGTTGGGGCAGGTTTAATTTTTGATCTGGGAGAAGGGTCATCCCGTTCCAATACATTAAACACATGGACACAAGATGGAACATACTCCAAATATGGGTTAACTGGTGGAGTTAAGATTTTAGCAACATCAGGTGCCACATGGCAACTGACAGGCGTCCAGTTGGAAATCGGGGACACAGCCACCCCCTTCGAGCATCGGTCATACGGGGATGAACTGGCGAGGTGCCAGAGGTACTTTCAAAGATATGAACCTCTACAGCTTAAAGGAACAATGGCAACAGGTTCAAACTTTGGACGAAATGGTGCAATACTCCCAGTTGAGATGAGGTCAACTCCTACAATTACATTAACATCAATAGGCACATCAGGGCATAATCAACTTTATGATGGCATCGCCACCTATACCTTTACTGGCACAATTGGCGGCAATTATTCAAATAGTAAAATTGTTGAACTTGACGGTACAGTTACCACTTCTACGACAGGTGGTAGACCGGCTATTTGGTATAATAATTCAGCTTATAAAACTAGGTTTGACTTGTCTGCGGAGCTTTAAAATGAATATTATTTCAGCACAATATCAAAGAGATAGTTTTTCAAATGAAAATATCAGCATAGTTGCGTCGATTGATGGTCAGACAAAGTACATCCCCCTCGACCCAGCCAACCGCCACTACGCTGAGATTATGCGGCAGGTTGAAGCTGGCACACTAACCATTCAGGAGGCTGAATAATGGCAGGTTACATTGGCAGTCAAACACCTGTAGTCTCTAACGGATCGCAACGTAAGTACACGTTCACAGCTACGGCTGCACAGACTGTTTTTACTGGAATGGACATTCCTAACCCCCAGCAAATCCAAGTATTTCAGAACGGTGTACGTCTAGTTATCACCACTGACTATACTGTTTCCAGTGGGACTACAGTGACGCTTGTGAATGCAGCTTCTGCTGGTGATAGCTTAGTGGTTATTTTGTTTGCTGATTATCAGTTGCTTGACACAGATGCTTTGACGTTTACGGGCGGCACTACAATTGAAGGTGATCTGACCGTAGACACCAACACGCTTTACGTTGACAGTGCGAACAATCGGGTTGGCATTGGGACGAGTTCTGTTGACAGCCTTTTACATATAAGCAATTTTGATGCTACGGCATATTCTCCTACCGCTACAGATGGTCAAGTAGGTGTAGGCCCAACAATCTACCTTGAGAACCCAGCTAATGCGGATAATACCGTGGGTGGTCAGATTGTATTTGGTATGCGGTCTACTGAGGAGCAAGCACGCATTGGGGCGACTGGTGGCAGTTCACCAGCTTTGACATTTGGCACTGCTGATGCAGAAGCCATGCGCATCGACAGCAATGGTCGTGTCGCAATTGGTGGCACTACAGTTACTGACGTAAACATGTTAAACATTCAAGGCTCTAGTGCTTCTAGCAATATTGGCATAGTCTTTAACGACACAAATACTCCTAAAGTATACGGGATACAAAACGGAGGTTCTGCCCTAAAGTTCTTTGATTATACAGCGTCCACAGAACGTATGCGCATCGACAGCAGCGGTAACTTGCTGGTGGGTAAGACTTCTGTTGACAATACAACTGCTGGTGGCGACATTTATGCAGGTTCTATCTCACTTGTTGAAGATGGAAGCAGGGTTGCAACTTTTGTTCGTAAGACAAGCGATGGTGAAATTGTTAGCTTCCGCAAAGACACCACCGATGTGGGGACTATTGGGTCAGAAGGCGGGAACAGCCTGTATATTAACTCAGGCGACACGGGCTTGAGATTTTCGCCCGCTAGCGATGCTATTCTGCCAGCTTCAAACAACGGTGCTGCAAGAGATAATGCAATTGATCTTGGAACATCTGGCGCACGCTTCGATGACGTATACGCCACCAACGGCACCATCCAAACATCTGACCAAAACGAAAAGCAACAGATTGCATCACTGACAGATGCAGAGATCACCGCAGCCAAGGCAATCAGCAAGCTATTCAAAACCTTTAAGTGGAACGACAGCGTTGCAGAAAAGGGTGACGCAGCACGAACACACGCAGGTGTTATTGCTCAGGAAGTAGAGCAAGCAATGACTGACGCAGGGTTGAATGCTGGCGATTATGCTTTCTTTATCTCATCTGATTGGACAGACGAAGAAACTGGTGAAGAACGTAACCGCAAGGGTATTCGTTATCCTCAGTTGATGTCATTCATTGGTGCTGCAACAGAACAACGATTGGCTTCTATTGAAGCAAGACTAGACGCATTGGAGGGTAACTAATGTCAGGCTATATCGGCACAATACCCACGCCACAGGCAACGATGAACAGGGATGTCTTTACTGCTACGGCGGGACAGACAAGTTTTCCAACATCAGGGTATACACCAGCATTTCTGGATGTGTACATGAACGGTGTACACTTGGTTAATGGTACGGATTATACAGCAAGTAATGGTTCTGATGTAGTGCTTACCTCTGGGGCTGCTGCTGGAGACAACTTAGAAGTTGTAATATTTAAAACCTTTGAGACTGCAAACTCAGGTGGACGTTATAAAGGTGAACGTGGAACGGTTGGAAGTGTGGCTTCAGCTGGTGACATCTTTAGGATTAATCAGCAACAGCTAGACACCAATGTTACGATTGATGCTACAGAGAATGCTTCCTGTGCTGGACCTCTCACAGTAGCTTCTGGCGTCACTCTCACCGTCACAACTGGGGGGAACTTGAGCATTGTCTGATATACGAGTAGATACAATTAGTGCAGCCAACGGGACTGGCCCTGTTACGCTAACTAAGCAGAGTGCTGCGAAGGCTTGGGTAGATTTTGACGGAACAGGAACTCTTTCTGTAAAGGCTAGTTTCAATAACTCTTCTGTAACAGATAATGGAACAGGTGATTATACAAACAATTTTTCTAACGCTTTTGGTTCTGTTAACTACACACACGTTGCTGGGGGCGCACAAGGAGCTACATTAGTAGATGCCATAACTGCATCTTCTAGTGAAATAAGTATTTATAATTTATCTGGGGCATCAGTAGATAGGGCTACTGTTTGTTTGGTTCATCACGGAGACCTAGCATGAGTACACTAACGGTCACAAATATCAAAGCCACAGGCGAAACAGCTAGTCGTGCAGTCTCAGGGGTTGCGGCGGCTTGGGCTTTTGCTGATGGAACAGGCACTGCATCAATTAGCGATAGTCAAAACATTAGTGGAATTACAGATAATGGGACAGGTGATTACACTTTTTCATTTTCTAATAATATGAGCAATGCAACATATGGCGGCGGTTCGGCTGCTGCTTCCTCTCAGGCGAATGGTCAAAACTTTCAGTTACATATATTTGCTACTGGCTCTATTAGAACAAGGGCTGAAAATGCAAGCGGAACTTTAACAGACTGTTCTAGGCTTGTTTTTAATATCCACGGAGATCTAGCATGAGCAATCTAGTCGTATCAAACATCTCCGATGGCAGCACATCCGTAGGCACTGGCTATGTGGTCAATGGGTCGGCTAAGGCTTGGGTTGAAGCAGTAACAGTTTCAAGCCACTCAATCTCAGGCAGCTTCAACGTCTCGTCGTTAATAGACGGCGGAACAGGAGCTTTTGATGCAGTAACCTTCGCATCAGCTTTGGCAAATGATGATTATGCTGTAGCTGCGTCTTGTGGAAATACAACTAACGATGATGGTTTTATTTATCGTTATGTTCAGACATCATCTGCGGCGGGAGGTCGAGTAAGAACTTATAATGGAAGTCTCAATGATGCTAATCTTAACAGCTTTATAGTATTCGGAGACCTAGCATGACCCACGGACATCTATGGGATAGACTAGCAGAAGCCAAGTCACGCTTGAAGCCTGTGCAGTCGAAGTATCGTGTGCTGTTTGAAGACCCGAATGCACCAGACGAACCTGCCAAGGTGCTTGTCCCTGATCCTAACTGGATGGCTGCGGCACTAGAGGGTGGCATTTTGCCCCCTATCGACACCTATCAGCGTGATCGCTTGGTGCCTGACGGAGAGCCAAAGGAACATCCATACGCAGAACCTATCGGTGCTATGACCGAAGAAGAAGCGATAGAGTATCTGGTAATGAAAGACATAGACCCTGCCGTATGGCGGGATTACAAAGGTAACAGAACAATTATGAAGATTGTACCTGTTGAGTTAATCCCAAGTGACAGATCATTTAGAAACGCTTGGAAGATT